CAATTCAGGATGTAGTTGCAATAGGTCAAAATGCTTTTAAAGGTGCAAGTGGCACAACCACAGGAGCAGATGGAACTGTTGCAATAGGTAGAGATTCTCTTAAAGTATTGACTTCTGGTGCTGGTAATACAGCAATAGGTTTTGAAGCATTAAAAACTATTAGTACTGGGGCAACAAGTACAGCAGTAGGTTATGAAGCACTAGAACTTGCTACAGGAAGTGGCAATACAGCTATAGGTTATGAAGCTGGAAATGTTATATCAACAGGTGCTGAAAACACAATTTTAGGTGGGTTTTCTAATCCAAGTGCATTTAACGCTACAAATGAAACTGTTGTAGGAGGTGGAACAACAGGACAAGGTAGTAATACAGTAACACTTGGTAATACTTCTGTAACTGATGTTTATATGGCACAAGATAGTGGTGCAACAGTTCATGCTGGAAACATTCAAGCATCTGGTAATATATCAAGTACAGCTACAAGTGGAAATAACACGTTCAATTCCAGTATTCTCTTAGCATCTGGTAAAAATCTATTCTTAGATGGTGGAAGTAATACATTTATAAGGGAAGATGGGGCAGATACTATAACATTTACAACTGCTGGTTCAGAAAGAGTTAGAATAACCCAAGCTGGTGTTTTAGAATTAACATCTGGACAATTAAAATTTCCAGCTAGTCAATCTGCAAGTTCAGATGCAAATACTCTGGATGACTACGAAGAAGGTACATTTACTCCTACATGGGTATCTGGATCAGGTACTTTAGGAAGCATTAATTATTCTAATCGAGTTGGCAAATATACAAAAATTGGAAATGCTGTAACTATTACAATAAGTTTTTATAATGGGTCATTTGATGCTGGTACTGGATCTGGCAGTTTAAAAATTACAGGACTTCCATTTACATCTGGAGCAAAATCATCTTTAGCTTTAGGTGATACAAGGTTATTTGGTGGAGACAATCCAAGTGAAGCAGAAGTAACCAATAGCTCTACTAATGTAACTTTGTATTTTAGAACTGCATCTAATGGTGCAAATTCAGAATTGCAAGTATCAGATGCTGGTACAGGAAGTGGTGCATTAAACTTAGTAACATTAAGTGGAACATATTTTGTTTAATTGGATAATTAAAAAGGAAAAATAATATGGCTTTATCAAAAGTAGAAAAAGATGATTACGAAGTGAGAGGCGAGTACAAACATATAAATGTTCGTACGAAAACATCCATCATGGAAGATGGTTCTGAAATCTCATACAAATATCATAGAAAAGTCTTAACCCCAGATATGGATGTATCTGGAGAGTCAGCAGAAATACAAGCTTTGGCTGGTGCATTGTGGTCATCAGAAATTAAAAAAGCATGGGCGGATAAGCAATCTGAAGAAGTTTAACAAAACAGGAGTCAAAATGGCTAAAAAACAAAAAGAAAAGCCAGTCTTGAATCTTGATGGTAAAGAATACATCATTGAGGATATGACTGATTTACAAAAAGAAAAAGCAGGGGAAGTGGCTTTGTATCAAAATCATGTAAGTGACATACAAAACAAGCTATCTAATAACTCTTTTATAAGACAGCAACTTATTGAATGTGAAAAAGTCTTTGTAGACAAACACCAAAAAGGTGTAAAAGAGCTAAAGAAGATGCTAGAAAATGATCATTCTCCACATGATCCGGGGGATGAGACAGACTAATGATCATAAGAAAATCTGCTCATGATCTTGATATAATAATTTTCCTGAATAAAAATAAAGGAATGACAAAAAAGGTTGCGTTGGCTGATGGAACTTTTAAATCAGTTACATATCCTAATTCAAAAAAGTATTTCCTTTGGAAAGATGGAGAGATTTTAAAAAGATCTGATTCATTTGAAACTATTGAAGAAGAATATGTAAAAGAGGTAGCTAAAAAAACATCTCTTGGTCATGGGCGGATTGACTTAGTAAAACATAAATTAATAGATAATAAGGTAACACTTAGATGAAATCACCACTTTCAAAATTGGTACAATGGCAGTTAAGAACTGGTCAGCTAGATGGCTGGACTGCTTACCATATTGGCGCAGGAGCTTTCTTTTGTAAAATATTTCAATGGCTAGGTTGGTCAGACTTTAATTGTGTGTTTGGTGTATTTGTAATTGGCGTACTCTGGGAAATATTTGAATGGTATGTAGAAAACTATAAACCATATATCACAAAAGAAAAATGGGCATACAATACAATGGCTGATATTGTTGTAGAAACTGGTATTGCTTGGTGGATGGTGCTATGAATAAAGTAATTGAAAAATTAGATAATGGAGATTTTAAAATTGTTAATACGAGTTATGATATTCCTGTTAAGTATCATTATAATTCAAAGTTGCGGAAGTCAAGGATGGATCGTAGCAAGCATACCAGTGACACCGCAGGACACAGTCACAAACACAGTGTTTATCGAGATAATGGACGCTGACTCAGTGGTTCATTGGTTTCATGGTCGTATCAGCGACTATGACAATTGGTGTTATAAGCATCAGAGAATTGAAGAGGTAAGAGTACAGTAATGGATACAAACACACTAATAGAAGCATATGGAGAATTAGGTGTTATAGGAATATGCATGCTACTCTTTGGATTTATGATTACCAATCTAATCAGAGAAAACAAATCTCAAACAACGCATATAGATGAAATACAACAAGACTTATCAAGTATGAAGTCAGAATTAAGCAATACTATGAATATTTGTGTAAAATTAATTGATTCTGTTAATACCTTCAAAAGCGATGTAAATGATAAGCTAGACAGAAGGCATGAAAACTTAATGAAAGAAGTTGATGACCTAAGTGATAAAATTAGCTATTTGTCAGGTCGTATAAATGGCGGTAAACATTAATGGCTAAAGACCCAAGGTTAAAAAAATTTGGTTTAAGTGATTATAATAAACCCAAAAGAACCCCAAGACATAAAACGAAATCTCATGTTGTATTGGCAAGATATAAAAAAGGTGGTAAAACTGTTACTAAGTTAATAAGATTCGGTCAGCAAGGGGTAAAAACAAATCAAACAGTTGCACAAAGAAGAGCGTTTAAAAGTCGGCATAGAAAAAATATAGCTAAAGGCAAATCAAGTGCTGCATGGTGGGCAAATAAAGTCAAATGGAGTCCTAGTAAGACCAAAGGTAGATAATGGATACATTAAGAGTTTTTTCAATTAGCACAGCAAATTATTTTATAAACATAAGCCAGATAAGTGAATACTTACAAATTACTGTCAGTATTTTATCTATCATAGCATTAATACTAACCATTAAAAAGGAGAAATAAATGGACATTAAATCTATTGTTGTTGGTGAAATTACTAAACAGGCAGAAGCTTCTGTTCCTCAATTAAAAAAGGCTATTAATGATTATGTGATTGAAACTATACAATCAAAAGAGTTTGAGGAAGAATGGGCAACCGCAATCAATAAAAAGATAAATATCCCATGGATGAATGAAGAGCAAGAACAAGAGATGTTTGAAAAACTCATTGATAAAGGGACAGACATTTTTGCTGGGGTTATGATTAAGATACTAGAGAAAAAATAATGATTGACGCTTTACAAATGATGTATCAAATTAAAACCACCTTAGAGAAAATGGGTTTGAAGTTTGCAAGTCATGAGGCTATGATGCTTGTTTATAGAACTGGATTAGTTGAATCAAAATATAAATATTTAACTCAAAAAGGTTCTGATATAGCTAGGGGTTTTTGGCAGTGTGAACCTTGGGTAGCTGTAAGTTTATGTAATGATTATTTAAAATACAGAAGTCAATTAATGAAAAAGGTTGCTGATGTTTGTTACTTAGATTGGAAATACTTTACTAATCCAAGTGAAGAAGATTGGAAGCAAATACTCACAACTAATCTAACTGCTGGGATAGTAGTTTGTCGACTACACTATTGGAGATGCCCAGAAAAATTACCTGAAACATTAGATGATCAGGCTAGATACTGGAAAAAGTGGTATAATACTGAAAAAGGAAAAGGCACAGTCGATCATTTTAAAGAAATTGTAATAAAATATGAGTGAACCCATAGTTCAGGACATCGATGGAAATATTATAGGTTGTAAGCATTGTGGCAGTAGAGATATTAGAAAATTTGGATTTTTATACAGGGCTAAAAGCAAAAAACAGCAATATATGTGTAATAATTGCGGTAAAAGGACAGTTGCACCATTGATATTAGAAAAAGCTGAATTTGTAAAAGAAATAACTGATCCTGAATTTATGGCTATTGAAGATCTGATTGATCACAGAAAAAAGAAATATTCAATACAAATCAAAGCTAAAGAATCAAGAAAATTAATAAATATAGATATAAAGAAAAGTGGACCGATCGGAATATGTCATTTTGGTGATCCTCATATAGACGATGATGGTACAAATATTGCAGAAATTTACTCTTTATGTAACCTAATTAATAAAACAGATGGAATGTTTGCTGGTAATTTAGGTGATGTGCAAAATAACTGGATAGGCAGACTGTCATTTTTATATGGTCAACAATCAACAAGTGCAAAAGAATCATGGAGACTTACAGAACATTTTGTAAATAGTGTTAATTGGCTGTATTTGGTAGCAGGCAATCATGATGTTTGGTCAGGCGATGGAGATCCTCTAGACTTTATAATGAGGGGACATCAAGGGGTGTATGAGAAATGGGGAGCTAGATTAAATCTTAGATTCCCTAATTCAAGGCAAATAAGAATTAATGCTAGACATACTTTCAAAGGTTACTCTATGTGGAACACAGCACATGGCGTGGCAAAAGCTGCACAAATGGGTTGGAAAGATCACATTTTAACATGCGGTCATACTCATGTTAGCGGATACCAAGTTTTAAAAGACCCAGCTTCAGGGTTAATTTCACATGCGTTACAAGTGGCAAGTTTTAAGATTATGGATGGATATGCAGATAAATTAGGGTTAGATGATAAAAATATATTTAACGCACCTGTTACAATTATTGATCCTAAATATGATGACCATGATAATAGACTTATCACAACAATTTTTAATCCCTATGAAGGGGCAGAATTTTTAAAATGGAAAAGATCACAGAAATAAATACAAGCAACATGAGTTATAATGCTTTTGATATTATATTAAAATGTAAAGAATATGCTGAAAAAATTGACTTGGCAAATGTAATTTTAGACAACACTTCCATTGATGAAAAAGAAATCCTTATAAAACTAATTGAGGGAATGCGCACAATAGAACTTGAAATAATAGAATATGAACCTATTTCACAACCAGAGGCACAGGCATGAGTACATACCAAGATACATACTGCAACACTACTACAGATTTACATTATATTGAGCCATATTTAGGGGAATACGATGGTAAAAAAGTTTTGGCAAGTAATTTTACCACCACAGATACATCTAACCTTTATCAGCTAAATAATACTGGTTTTATTGATCAGTTATATAAAGATGGAAAAGAAATGACAAGTGTAACAGATACACCCAATGCAGATAATGAATATAAATACACAAGTAGCACAGACTCTTTACAGTTTTTTTTATTAGGTTCATCAGTATCTGCACTTAATTCATCAGTATTTGAGGCATCTAAAGATTGGGCTAGTTTGAAGACTGAGGCTGTGAATCGTGCCAGTGACTTTGTTCGTTCATTCCTCCCCTTTCCGATATACCCAAACAAGGGAGTTGGCACAATGGATGCCTCAAGTTTTAACTTTCCAGAGATTATAGTAAGGTGTACATCAATAATGGCTGTTGAATCCCTAATAAGACCTTATGATGTTGAAAAAGCAAATCAAATTAGATCTCAAGCTATGAATGAAGAGGGAACTGGTTTGTTAGATATGTTAAGAAAAGGGGAAATAACTTTATATCAATCAGAAAATGAATCTAAGCATAAAGGAATTTTAAGATCTGTTTCAGTAAATACAAATACTACTGGAGGCATAGTCGACATAAAAGGTAAATCTTCATACCCATGGGATGTCATTAAAATTTTAATAACAAATGGGGGATCGTTTACTGCTGGAGTAGAAAATACAGATGTAAAATTTAGTACATTTATAGGAAATGAAAATGGTCTTAAACTTGAAAGAATGGTAAATGAAGAAATAATTGATGGGTATTGGCAGTTAGTAGGTCATAATATGTATATAAGATGGGCAACTGGCACATACAACACAGGGGATGAATACGAATTAGAAGTAAGTGGGGAGTTAGATCAATCATTTACACCTGTTAAAACTGTTAGAACATCGAGGTATTAATGCCCACTACTTTTGTTAATATTATTTTTGATGAAATTCTAGAAAAATTGGCAACTATAATTAATGGTGAGTTTAATATACCTGTTTACTATGATGAACATAGAGGAAATCAATCTTTTTTATTAGTGCCTGAATCAGATGAATTGATTACAAATGTAAGTAGTGGGATGCAGAGGCAATACAATGTGATTATTAACTATGAACTTAAATCAGGTGGTAAATACACTAAGAACACTATTAAGCAAGTTTCAAATGTTATGGAAAGATTAAAAAGATTAGTATATAATGAAAAGATACAAAGCACAGGAGCAGAATGGTTTGATGCTCAAATATCATCAGTAACTTATGATATAGATGAAGATGATCAAACATTAATAAAAGGTGTAGCTAATTTTAATTGTCAAAACATGGAGATAATCTAATGGACATAAAAGGTAGAAAAAATAAATTACATAGAGTGAACCCAAATGGGGTTAAATGTGATAAAGGTGATCTAGATAAACTCAGGGCTGGATTAACTATAACAATGTCTGAGGAAGTTGCTCAAGAGCTACTTGATATGGGAGTTGCAGAGCAAGTTAATAAGAAAAAAAGAAGGAGGCTAAATAATGGCTGACACAAGAGTGCTCCCAGTAAGTTCGGTAAAATATGGTTTAAAAGCTGAAACTAGCTTTGGAGTAGGATTAGATTCAAGTGGTAATGATGGTACTGCATACTTAACTCAACCAGTAGTGCAGGCACAGAAACCAACATTTAATATTTCTAGGGAGTCGAGATTACTAAGTGGAAGAGGTAGTGTAAAAAACGCTGCAGATACGATAGTAAACCTTAGAGGTGGAACGGTAACTGCGCCTTTTGAAATGGTAGCGACACCTAGAACGTTAGCACAACATGCACTTTTAGTTGGGCAAGAAAACACAACATCAGGTTCTACTTTACATTCAATGAAAATAGATGGGTCGAGTAATTTAAACTCTATGGGTGGAACTGTATCGAGTGGTATGCCTCACAGTGTTAATCTTGCTTACTATCCAGCTGCAGGCGAAGGTATTAAAGTTACAGGCGTAGTAGTATCAGATATGACAATAACTGGCGATGTAGGTGCAAATAATGGGCTTCTAAGCATCAGTGGTAATTACTTTAGTGGCTTTAGCAATCCAGTTGCTACAGGAACAGCATTAGAACAGACTTTTGATGGCAGTTTTGTTGATGCCCAGACCACATATTTTAATGTCATGGACTTTGACACTAGAACCTTAGATGTAGAAGGAAATGCAACACAAACATTTATTATGAAATCATTTACTTTTAACATTTCAAATGGTGTTAATAGAGTTGGTTTCAATGCTAATGGTGATGCTGAAGTGTATGTATTTCCTGAATATGTTGTAACTGGTAGCCTTGTTATTAAGTATGATGATGAGTTTGACTATGGTGCAGATAATAACGTTATTCAGGACTTTCTTGATGGCGATACAATGACTTTAAATCTAATAAATGGTGCTGGTAATGATGCTGCAGGGGAAATGGAAATAACAGCTGAAATACAATATACAGGTGATCCGGGTCAGGATTTAAGTGAAAATGGTGTATTTCACACATTAGAGTTTGAATGTGTAAAAAATGGAAGTGATCCAGCATTTAAGTTAGAAACATTTGAAAATAGTGCAATAACAACTTGGTAATAAAATAGGGAGGAATATTATGATAGTTGAAACAAAGCATGGTGAGTTTGAGGTAAATGACATTACTAGAAAACAAAGACGTGATCATTATAAAAAGGTAAAATTAGTTTTTAGCTTACAAGATGATGATCCAAAAAAACCTGAACTAATGCATGATCTTGCAGATGAATTTACCTTATTGGCTTTTAAAGACGAAAAAGAAGCAGAAAAAAAGTTAAAAGGATTAGATGCTATGCAAGAGGATGAAGTTTTAGCTAAAATAATAGTAGCGTATATGGGTCTTGATACGGGAAACTCTACTGGCGATTGAGATGTGCAGTCTGGTTTACACAATTAGGTTTTCCAGACAATTTTTTAGATTACCCTTACACAGCTCGGTCGCCTGTTACCAACACAAAGATTGTTTTTGAAAATGAAAAAATGGTTGAAGTTGAAATAAGTAAAGTGTTAAATCAAAAAGGTGTAGAAAAGTTTGGCATAGGTCAGACTTTATATTATGAAATGCCTTTTTTTTGTAATCCAAAACAACATATAAAAAAGTGGGTTTGGGATATATTAGAAGATTATAAACTTGCCACAACTTACAATGTGCCTTTAGGTAAAGACTTTGATTCTATTTCTGCTTTTAAACTTGATTGTTTTGGGGTAATCGAACAAGAAATTTATAACATAAATAAGCATAAATCTGATGGCTAAAAATTTAATATTAAAAGTTGGCATAAAAGGTGCTAAGAAAACTACAGGGGCATTAAAAAATGTTAGTTCTGCTGTTAGTAATATTGGAGTAAAAGCTGGTATTGCGACTGCTGGTTTTGGTGCTTTGTCTACAAAATTAGCAGGGGATTTTCAAAAAAGTCTTTTAGAAGTATCGACATTATTAGGAAATACCACTTCAAGAGATTTAGACAGAATGTCTAGAGAATTACGATCTGTTGCAATTAGCTCTGGTGTAGCTCTAGATTCATTAAGCAAAGCAAAATATGACATTGTTTCTGCTGGTTTTAGTAGCGTGGCAGATAGCGCAGAAGTTTTAGAGGTTTCTAGCAGATTAGCAGTTGGTGGTGTTACAAGTGTAGCTGAAGCTGCAGACCTTCTTACAACCTCATTAAATGCTTTAGGTCTAAGTGCTGATGATACAAATAAAGTAGCAGATCAATTATTTACAACTGTAAGGCTTGGTAAAACTACTATGACGGAACTTAGTGCTAGTTTAGGTCAAGTGTTACCATTTGCAAGATCGGCAGGGTTAGGGCTAGATGGCGTAGGTGCTGCAATGGCTACTCTTACTGCTTCAGGTATTAATACAGCACAAGCAACAACATCATTAAGGGCAACATTAGTATCATTACAATCTCCAGCAGAAACTTCTAAAAAAGCAATGGCTGAAGCTGGTATAGAGATTAAAAGATTTGATGATGGCACATTAGATTTAGTTTCTACTATAAAACAATTCCAAGGCATTGATCCTGACACATTAAAAAAGATTATTCCAAGAGTTGAAGCTATTTTAGGTATTCAGACTATGGCTCAAAACTTTACAACATTAACATCTAATGTCGAAGAGTTTGCAAGTAAATCAGAAGGAGCGACAGAACAAGCTTTTGAAAAAATGTCTAGTGGTTTTAATCAGCAAATGTCAATGCTTAAAAATTCAATTCAAGCTATAATGATTGAAATTGGTAATGTTATTATTGAGATAATACAGCCAAAAATTGAAGAGGTAAATAAAGAATTTGCAAAGCTTGGTGAAATAGGTTTTAATAATTTAGGCAGTGCAGTAAAAAATAGTTTACCTGCTATAATGGATGCTTTTGAGGAAACTATAAAAATTGCATTTAGATCTATAGAGGGCAGGGCTGAACTATTTGGTTTAACTATTAAAGAACATATTGCTGATGCAATGCCATTTATTTCAGGCGATTTTGATAAGATAGCAAAAAAACAAGCAGAGTTATCTACTCAGGCAGATAAAGATGCAAAAAAGATAGCTAGTCTTTTTAAAAATATGTATGCTCAAATTTTAACTGATGCTCAAAAGAGAGCAAAAGATGAAAATGATATTTCAGAAGAAGCTAATAAAAATTTTCAAAAAAGCGTAAACACAAGAAATGAGTTAAGTGAAGGTGAATTAAACTTTAGAAAAGAATTAAATGAACAATTCAAATTATTGCCAGTTGAATTAAAAGAAGCAGAAGCATTAACTGAAGCTGAAAGATTAAGTGCTTTTGAAGAATTTGTTAATTTAAGAAATGAATTATCTTTAAATGATGCGGATAAACAAAGGTTAATTTTAGTTGATCAGTTAGAAAGGTTTAAACAAGCAGGAATAGAAAGGGCAGATATAGAAAAGTTAGCAAGTGATAGCATTAAAAAAATAAGGGCTGATGAAATAAGCTTTAGAGCAAATGCAACTTCACAGTTAATAGGTGGCTTACAACAATTAAACACAGCCTCAAAAGGAAGTGCTTTAGTTTCTAAAAGGCTTGCTCAAGTACAAGCACTTATCGATACATTTGCTGGAGCAAATAAAGCGTTAGCATCTGCACCTCCACCTTTTAATTTTGCCTTAGCTGCAGCTGTTACTGCAACAGGTTTAGCTAATGTCACTAAGATTGAATCACAAAGTTTTGCACAAGGTGGAATTGTTCAGGGCGTAAATAGGGGTCAGGGTGATACAGTTCCTGCCATGCTTACTCCGGGAGAGGTAATTTTAAATCAAGCTCAACAGGAAAATCTTGCTGGTGGTATGGGTGGTGTTACAGTAAACATTCAAGGTGATTTTTTAGGTAGTGAAGAACAAGCAGACAAATTAGCAAATATAATTGAAGATAGAGCAAGGTTGGGATTTAATAGGATTTCTACCAATGCTTAGCTTTCCAACTTCCCTAACTAATGAAATAGCTAGGGACTCAAGTGATTTAAAATATTTAGTAAAATTAGAAAGAAGATTAATAGTTTCACCATATACCACTTCATTTATTTATTTTAGTAATGATGACTGTACTGTTTATGATGATGATGAAGGTGAAGATGTCACTGTATTTGGTTCACTACAATCTGATATAAAAATATCTGAAAGAATTGATATTAAAACTCATGTTTCATCTGTTGGTGGTTTTTCAATTAAATTAATTGATTTGGGTCATGCAAATGTTTCAGACATATTTGCAACCCATGATATTTTTAATAGACCAGTTGAAATATTTTTACTAGATAAAACAAACGATACAAGCAATGGCAGTTTATTATATAAAGGTATTTGTGGAGTGCCTACCTATACACAAAATGCAATTACTTTACCAATAGAAAATAGCACATCTAATGTTAATTTAGAATTAGGACAGGACAAAATTTCTGAAGCTGATAAGGTAGTTGCTGACCCTCCAAGTGAATCTTTAGGAAAATCAAAGCCTATTATTTATGGCGACCATGTTACAAACATTAATAATACTACAGTTGCTAATGCAAATTTTAGTAAAAAAACTAACTTAGTCCCTTGTATTGATATGGGTGAGCATAGATCTGGAAATGATAGTTTTAGTAACTGGTATATTGCAGGACATGAATGCAAATCTATAGATGAAATGTGGGTAGATGATACAGATGTAGGAGATCTTGCACAAATAAAAACTTTTACAACAGTAACGAATGACTCAACTAAATGTGTTATTCAGCATAAATCATTAGAAAGTAGATATTTATACATTTATCCTTCTGGAGTTTTTATAAATAACCAAGTTAATGGCGCAACAGTTACAAACGCTAATAATGTTTTAGACTTTGATTTAACAACTTTTGCTAGTTTATCTGCTCAAGATGTTGAAACTATTGGTCAGGTAAAAAAAGCAGAATTAGATATTCAATTTTTCAGAGACCCTTTTAAGTTTCTTGAAGGCAATTTTACTAATTCTAGCATCACTGCAATAAAATTTTATGTGAGATTAAACTATTCTCACCAAGGGTCAAGTGGTAATGAAGAAGTAAAGATAATGGACATTGATAGTTTTTTTGGCACTAACATAGATATAAGAGGGTTTACTAATGACACAATTTTTAATGAAGTAACCCCATCCAGTACATCTATTCCTTTTCCTACTGTAAGATTTAGAGTGCAAAGTGCTTATGAAGTAGATATTTTTCCTACGAGAATTTTAAAAATTTATGGATGTTATTTAAGAGTTGAATATACTCCTTTAAGTAGGCACAATGCTTTTTTTGGTGGAACTGGTAGAAAAGACGATGGCTCTGGTACTATTACAGGATCAGCAAATTCTTTAATAGAAAATCCTAGCCATGTTGCAGAAGATATAGCAAGAAATTATATGAGCTTATCAACTAACAGTATAGATACATCATCTTTTGATAGTGTAAATACAGAGCTTAGTTCTAATTATAAATTATCTTTTTTTGTAGATAGTCCAATTAATTCAAAAAAATTATTAGAAAAAATAGGTTTTCAGGGTAAAAGTTTTTTTAGATTTGATAGCCAAAATAAAATAAGTGCTGATACTTTTTTTGCATCTCCTAGTGCAGATATTGACTCTATTACATTAGATGAAATAATTAATATAAGTTTTTCTAAAATAAGTCTAAAAGATTTAGTAAATAAATTATTTTTAAATTATTTCTTTGACTCTAATGAAAATGTAAAACAATTAATTAGGTCTTATGATACAGCAGATACTGGTAGTCAAGCCAGATATAATGTAGTAAATGAAAAAGTAATTGATGCAGACTTTATTAAAACAGATACAACTGCTGGATTATTAGCAGATCATTGGGTAAAAGATTCATCAGATTCATTTTGGTCATTGCCTAGAAATATTATAGATGTTGAATTTATTACAAGTAGAAAAAACTTTTTAGCTTTAGAAGTTTCAGATGTTTTACAGTTTGATCATAATTCATTGGATAGCTACAAAAAAATATATGGGTCTAGTTTTAATGGCAAAAAATTTAAAATCACAGATATTACAAAAAATTTAAAAAGTGTTAAAGTAAAAGCAATAGAGGTTCCATAATGGCAAAAGCATTTTATTATGATTCTGTAGGGTTATTAGAATCAACTACAACTGATGGAAGTGTTGTAGATTCAGACTCAGATAACTTATTTGAATTTTCAGCAAGTTCAACCCTTATAAATGAGCATTTTATTATTGATCAAAACATTACAAATGCTGTTACTGGTTGGGCAAAGCATGAAGGTATCTCATTTAATTTAGGTAGCAGTAAGCCAGTAGATTTTTTAGCTCTTTTTTTTAATGTTGATGAAGGTGACAATTTAGTTTTTGAACATGATACTGCTGCGACAGGAGAATCTACTGCACGAGTTTTGACAGTTACAGAAACTATTACAGCTAATAATTGGTTAATTAAAGAATTTTCAGAGGTTTCAAAACAATACTGGAGGATTTTTGCTGTATCTACTGGTGGTCTTGTTGGTTTTACTGAAGTTTTATTTGGAAAAAAATTACAATTTGAAATTAATCCTGATCTGGGTATAAGTGAATCTGAAAAGTTTGGTACAGACCTTACAGAAAGTTTAGGAGGTGTGCAATTCGCTCTTAAAAGACACCAACCTATAAAAACTATTACCTTAACATTTTCAAGCATTTCTAACACCTTTAAAACAAGTTTACAATCAATGCAGGATGAAGTGCAAAATTTTAAGAAATTTATATTCAGCGAAGATGGCACAACTGGACCATTGCATTATGTAAGGTTAGGCAAACCAATAGACTTTAAAGAGGTGTCAGTAAATAGGTTTTCTTGTACTATAAGTTTGGTTGAGCAACTTTCATGATTTTATTTCTAAATAATTTTTTGTAAATTTGTCCCTTGGCTGGGAAGAAGAGGGTGTTTGCTCCAACGTTCATCCTAATATTCACAACTATATACCTTCCCAGCCTCCCACTTTTTGCAAACCCTTTTTAAACCCTTAAAAAAAATAAATAAACTCTTTGTTTTTTAGATTATACATTATAATTTTGGTTTGTGAATATTAAAAATAAATTGGAGAATCAAATGAATATCGTAGAAAATATATTAAGCAGGGTTGAGGCTTATAGAAAAACAAACCAAAACCCTTGTAAAAACTACGCAACTAAATTAAATGCTGAAAAAGCAACTAAGAAAATGGCTGAAATAATGGGTGATCGTTTTGACACCAAGCCAGCAAGGTATATCATTATATATAATGAGGCTTGGGGGAGATGGATAGGCGCAATAGATATGAGCGAGTTGTTGTCTAGAAAAAATATTACTGGTGGTTATCCTTTTGCTACTGGTTTTTATAGTTATTAAAGGAGGTAAGTAATGACTCAAGATAACTTAATCAAAGAAGTAAAAAACGCTATCACTTGGCTTTGTGAAGTAGCGGCGAATGACAGAACTGATTTAAAGCATGGGTTGGTAGATAGGGCAAAAAGATTATCGGATGCTATAGATGAAGATATAGATGAAAGGTTTAAAGACCTTTTATACAGACCCATTAACAAAGATATGGCTAGAGTAATTAAAGCAAGTGCAAAAGATGAAATTTGGAAACGCCCAAATGCTTGGCAAAATATAGGAGGTAAGTAATGGAAAGCTATTTTACTTGCTTACATTGTGATAACAAGTTCACTAAAGAAGATATGAATGTATTAGAAAACCTTTGCTATGGATGTTTAAAAGATGAAAGGTTTGTAGTAGAGGTTGAATTTGATCATCCAGAATTAGATTGGAATGTATTGGTAGATAATGATTTACAATATCTTGCTAAAAGGGTCAAAAACGCACAAAAAGAAGGATTTGATACATTGATAGGGGCTTGTCCTAATCTTAGGGTTTTAAAGGTAAAAGACAGGCTAGAAGGGTATAAAATACCAGTTAATGAATTTAATTTAATGTTGGAGGAAATATAATGCCATATCCATTTTTACAAAAACATTCTGAAAAGCAGTATTTAGATTTAGAGACAAATTACCTTAATCTATTCAATGCACTCTCTTCATTACTTACCATAACTGAGGGTGAGGATTTAGATTCAGACTCACAAAGACTATCCCATTTTAATGCCTTATGTACTAGGATAAATGAGATAGTAGATAGGTTTTCAAAAGTTACTGAGCAGGTTCAGACCTCCAAGTTCAAAGGGGACTCCGCAACTACATCCTCTAATTCTGACCCTGCTTCAGTAATCCTTTTATGGGTTAACCAACATGAAAGGGCTTTAATAGTTGAAGCTTTAGAAAACTACTCCCTCATGCTTAATGATTACAAAGTTTCTGATAATTTTACTAAATTAGCCAATGAAATAAAGGAGGTTAAAAATGAGCCAATTAAAAATGATTAGACATTATTTAGAGTCAGGAGGTAAACTTACCCCATTAGACGCTCTCGATAAGTTTAAATGCATGAGATTAGCTGCAGTAATACATCAACTTAGAAATGAAGGTGTTGAGGTTGAGACAAAAACAATTAAAAATGGTAGAAAAAGCTACGCTCAATATTATTTGAAAAACCCTGTAGGAAATAAAAATCAGATGAGTTTGATATGAGATACTACTGGGAGGCACTTTTTAGTGTAGAGTATTTTCCTTATTGGGAGTTTACAATGCTTATGATTTTATTATTAAATCTTAGTATGTTATTTAGAGTTCATAAAATACAGGAAGACATAAAAGATTTATGGGCTGTGCATTTTTATGATAAAGAACCTAAAAAAACTTTATGGGAAATGATAAAAGAGATATATTATGATAATAGTTGATATAAGCGAATATTTGCTTAATGGTTTATTATTATTGGCTGTTATTCATTATATAATGTTTTTAATACATAAATTAGGGAGGAAAAAATGAATTCTTTAATAGAATATATCTTTAATTGGTTAGATACAAAATTACCAATTATCATAATACCATTATCTATTATGATGTTAATAAGAATTATTTATCAAATCATAACATATTAGGAGGGTAAAATGGCTGACAGACCACTTTTAGAGATACCAAAAAATAAATCAGTAATAGTTACATTAAAGTTTGATGAACCTAAAACCGGAGTAAATCAAAATGGACCCTGGAGATTGTACGGAGTGCTTCATGATGGTGTCGAAAAGGGTTATTTTGCTTCTGACAAAGCACATGAGATGCTTCAACACTACAATAAAGGCGACACTGTGAAAATTGAACATAAACCAACTGGCGAAGGAAGGTCCATGTATGTCGTAAGTCCAACAACAAAAAATGCCCCTAAATCTGACACAGATCAAAATATAAAGTGGGGCATGGCTTTCAATAATACAACTAAGCTGGTTAGTTCATTTCCCTTACATAACGATGAAGGAATTGCAGATAGGGTGGGTTTGATAAAAGAATTACTGCCCAAGATGTATGAAATAGCATGTAGTATGCCTGAAAAATATGAAGAAAGGTCTGATGATGAATTGTTTACCTAAACATAAAAGATTTGGAAAAAGGGAAGCTGTATCTTTTTACGAAAGGCTTTTAAAAAAAGGAACGATTAAAAAAAATGGGTCTGCTCATAATAGGCTTCTAGAATTAAAGATGTTTTATCTAAAAGGTAAATGACTAAAGCGCAGAGAACAAAATTAAATAAATTAGTCAGAGATTATGTTTTGCTGAGGGATAAAAGATGTTTGAAATGTGGCAAAGATAAAAACCTTCACGCATCTCACATCTACCCTAAAGGAAAATATAGAAAAATGCAGTTCGATGTTGACAATGTAAAAGCTTTATGTTTGGGGTGTCACTTGTATTGGTGGCATAAAAACCCTATTGAAGCAGAAAATTGGGCAGTTAAAACTTTAGGTAAAAAAAGAATAGCTAAATTGAAAAAACAGGCTAACTCTATAAATAAAAATAAGTTAGATTATAAACAGATTAAAAGTGAATTAGAAACAAAAATAGGAGAATTGAATGGCAAAGAGATTTATTGACACTAAGATTTGGGACAAAGCTTGGTTTAGAAGGCTCACACCACGGACTAAATTAATATGGATATATTTACTAACAAGATGCGATCACGCTGGTATATGGGATGCCGATTGGGAAGCTGCAGAATTTTTCATAGGTGATAAAGTTAGCTACAGAAGGCTACCGCAAGTAATTACTGAAAAGATGAAAGAGATAAAAAATGGAAAACAATATTTCATACCTTCTTTTGTAGATTTTCAATATGGCGAACTTAAAGAGAATTCCAAACCACATTTGAGTGTAATTAAGAGATTAAAAGAAAAGGGTTTGATAACTGTATCCGATACCCTTAAAGATAAATATAAAGAGAGGATTAAAGTAAAAGATAAAACTATCAGAGAACTTGAATTTCAAAAAGAAACTTGGACTATTAATAACGCAGAACTTAATCCACCTATGGAACTTGAACAGGTAGAAAATTTTATATCATATTGGACAGAATCAAACAAAAATGGCAAAAAACTAAAGTTTGAAATGCAAAAAACTTTTGATATAAAAAGACGTTTAATAAAATGGCGTGATAACAATATAGAGTGGAGTCAAACAGGAAAATCTAAATTAAAACCTTTTGAATCTAAATTTAAAAAAACGCCTACTGATCTGTATATTGCTTTTTGTAGTAGATGCGGAAAAAAAGAGATGCCAAATAATAAATGGCAGTTAAAAGAAGGATCCAGCTGTTGTAGGGTAGAATATGTCGCAGAAAAACTCTGAGCATATTATAGATTACATTTTAAGAAAAACAGAGAAAAAACCTCTTAAAGAAAGGTGGAGATATAACAAATATGTCAAAGTAGAATATGCAATTGACAAAACAGTATACTTTTGTGATGATTGCGGTCATGTTTGGTCTTTTGTACCGCATTACGTGGATTTTAGGAAAATGCTAAAATATCCCAAAGGCAACATACCAACTATAGGAAAAAAAAGGAAAAAGTGCACATGGTGCGTAAATACAAAATAAGAAAAGCGATTAGGGATGATGAAAAATGGATAATAGAAATATTCAAAGAAAACAAAAAAATATTAGGTGGTGCAGGTTATGGTAAATTACAATGGAAAAGATTTTGGGATAACGAAAAAAACAATGAGCATTGGATTGTGATAGAAGGCGTTTGTTTTTGTCATTATCTAACTAGAATTAAAGACGGAGTCAATGTCGTCTATGAAATAGCTACTAAATCTTCGGAAAAAAGAAAAGGGTTTGGTAGAAAAATAATAGATTACATTGGAAAGCCAATTTCGTTAAAAACCGATTTTGACAGCAAAGAATCTAATTATTTTTATAAAAAAATAGGTTTTAAAGAAACAGGAATTAGCTACACTAAATCAAATAATAAAAAAATGCAAAATTATGAATACACAGATATAAAAGGGCTTTTTGATGAGTGAAGATTTAACTTTATTTGACATGAGCCCAAAGGAAAAATTTGGCGAAATAGATAATACTAAAATAGAATATATTCAACTTGCATTTGAAATAGGAAATAAAAAAATATTCTATCAAAAATGTGAGGATTTATTAAAAATTTATAAATTAGATAATTATTCTGATTTAATTTATAAGCTGGTAAGGGAGAGGCATGGAAAAATTAAAACTTAAAACAAAAGTGCATGGCAAAAAATTAAATGACATGCTTGGTGTATTTGCAGAAGAAAAGCACTACGACAAAATAATTAATTATGACTGCGATTGTTACGATTTAAATAATAAGCCAGTTTTATTTTTAAGAAAAAACTATATCAAAGATAAGATTTTGCATGATGCTTTTTTAAATTTAGAAAAGGCTGCACAATCGACAAGCAATAGAGGTTCTTCTAGTGGTGGGGTTAGAAAGCACTCGATTACTAAAGAAGGCAAAAGAACAAAAACATTACAAGTGTTTGACAAAAAAACTGGAGAGGTCGTTAAAGATAAAAGCGGTATTATTGGTTATTTTGACAGATCTGGGCATTATGATTATTGCAGAACAACAGCTTTCAATATCAACCAAAAAGAAAAATTTGAAAAATCGATGCCTTTAATTAATACAGTCGACCAAGGTTTCAAAGATATTGTGCCAGAAAGATATAAAAAGCAAAAAGCAATGGTGTTAGCAACAGACCCTAATTATAGAATAGGAGATACAGCCTTTTCAACAATCACTGTTAATAAAGACTATAGAACTGCTTTTCATACTGACCAAGGAGATTACCCAAAGGGATTTGGCAATTTGGTTGCTTACTGTAAAGACATTGAGCCGGTTTATCTTGTTTTGCCTAAATTTAAAGTTGCAGTAAATCTTGAAACTAACGACCTGTTATTAGTTGATGTGCACCAGATTCACGGAAACACAGAAATTATTAAAAAGAAAAAAGATGGCGTCAGGTTGAGTTTTGTTATGTATTACAGAAATAATATGTATAAGTGTTTACCTCCTAAAAAAGAATTGAAAAGGATTCAGATGAAACAAAGACATATTGGGCAAAGATTTATAGCAGGTGAATTGTAATGTGTGGCGTTGCTACTGTTTTAAAAAATAAACCTCTTAATGAAAAAGAAAAAAATATTTTTATAGAAATAATAAAGCAATCATCAATACGAGGTTTGCATAGTTTTGGGTTTGCTCATATTGAAAAAAATAAAATAAAAATTAAAAAATTTCATTATATAGAAAAAGCAATACAGTATTTTAAAAACAAAATTTCTAATGATTTCATTTATCATAACAGATATTCAACAAGCGGAGATTGGAAAGACCATAAAAATAATCAGCCTATAAGCTATAAAAACAATGCTTTGGTTTTTAATGGAGTGATAAGCATGAAACAAAAAGGTGAGATGGAAAAAGAATTTAACATAAAAATGAATCAAGATAACGATGGTGAAATTTTTTTACAGAACATAGAAAACCCAATGAAGTTTTTAAAAAATAATAAGGTAAGCTTTGCAGGATTATATTTTAAAAAAGGCAAAATTGAGGTTGTTAGAAATAATTTAAGACCTTTATGGTACTCAATTCAAAGCGAGGCTGTGTTCATAGCCTCTACCAGAGACATTTTAAAAAGGTCAGGAATTAAAAATTCACATAGCGTAAAACCAAACATAATTTATAAAATAGGTTGTTTTTTTGAACAGAAAAAAAGATTACATAAAATATCATATAGAAATGATGAGCAATGGGGATACAGACCCAGCAAACAGTTGCCTGCTTTACATTGCGAATAGATTTGATATAACCCTTGAACAAAGATACTGGTTGTGTTTTTTATATTCAACATGTTATTGTGCACCTACAGCTTACTATATATTTAATGAATTTCCAGATTATGAATTAGTAGACTTTAAAAGATTAGAAAGGTGGTGGTATGAGAATAAAAGCAATTTAATTTTTACAACAGACAAAGCCTGGATCAGAAGCAGAAACCAGTTTGTAGACGTAATAAAAAGTTATACTAAATTAATAGGCAAAAGCCAAGTACATGCCTATCAAAAGCTTATAGGATCTTCCAAAACAAAAACTTATATAAATTGTTTTAATTTTTTTAAAAATGTGTATCAAATGGGAAGGTTTAGTCTGTTTATTTATTTAGACGTAATTCACCATGTGACTGGGTTTGTTATGGAGCCAGATGGGTTAGATCTTCAAAATGCCAAATCTTCAAGAAATGGGCTTTGTTACGCTTTAGGATTAGATAATTTAATAAGTTACAATAGGAAAAAGCCACTATCTAAAAAGCATTACCAAATTTTAGAAAAGGGTTTTTGGGAAATTTATCGAGAAATCGAAAACAAAAGACCTCATGACACTAATGTATGGGCAATAGAAACATCTTTATGTGCCTACAAAAAACATAAAAAAAATAAAAAAAGATATGTTGGTTATTATGTCGAAAGGCAAAGAAAAGAAATTAAAAAAATGCAAACTTGGGTTAAGGAAGGTGTAAATTGGTCTCCCTTATGGGATTATCGAGATGAATATTTTCCTATAAAAATGTTAAAGGAAAAAAGTAATTATGAACTGTTCTAAAGTTACTATTATAGGTGGAGAGCCTTGCACTGGAAAAAGTACTCTTATGAAACAAATTATTAAAAAAGAAAACATAAAAGAAAGGTTTGAGTATAAAAAGTTGTTAAAAGGGCATCAAAATGAAAACATAGTAATAGTTGGGTTGTATGAAGATCAGCTTTTCGATGGAACAGATAGGCTCAGCATGGCAGTTCAACCTGTTTTCATAGAGTACCTAGAACAACAAAAACCTAAAAAACATATTATTTTAGAAGGGGATAGGTTATTTAAAAAAACTTTGTTTGACTACATATTAAAAACAGATATATTCTTTAGGTTAATTATACTCGAATGCTCTGAAAACATTAAAAAATTTAGGCACATTGCGAGAAAAGACGAGCAAAGCCAAAAATGGTTGGATTCTAAAAAAACTACGATACAAAATATAAAAAATAAATATAGTCACAATTTATTCAGGAACGAAGACATGTCTGATTGTGACAGGATAATAGAATATATTTTATCTTTAGATAACAAAAAAGCAACTGACCCTAGTCAATTTAAATTATTTTAAAGGGTTCACTTACCCTTTACTGTTGCTTATAACTTTTATAAATTGTAAGATCAGTCATGAATATTAAAACAAAAATGGAGTTTAAAATGACATCAAACGAAGTAATCAAATTAAAAGACAAAATGCAAAAGTTGCTTAACCACGCAACAAGCGCAGAAAACATTGGTAATCAAGCTGAGGCAGAAGCTTTTATGAAAAAGCTCAATAAACTTTGTTTACAGCATAAAATAGCCATGACTGAAATACAGGCTTTTGACCCTGAAAATTCAGATGAAAGCATCACAGACCAAATGGTTGATAAGTATGAAAATGGTTTACCTATTGTTAGCAGAAGGCAAGCAATCGTAGAAAGATTGGCGAGTTGTATTGCAAGAGCAAATAACTGCACTTTTCTTATTAGCAGGGGTTCTAATGATATATGGTTTGCAGGAAGAGATCAGGATAGAAAATTTGCTATCCACATGTTCTCTTACGCTTGGAAATCAATGCTAGAAGATTGCAATAGAGAGCAGAAAAAAACATATTATCATTTTAAAAAGCTAGGTATGTTGGAACAAGCTAAGGGTTTCAAAGCTTCTTTTAAGAAAGGTTTTGTCAGTGCAATAGAAGATAGATTACATGAAGCTAGAGAAGAAGTCAAAGAGACTGTTGATGAAAAGACTTTTGCTTTAATTACGACAAACCAATTAGTTGCTGTAAGAGACTATGTGGCAAACAAATACGGAAAGGGCAAAGCTTCTTATGTAAGGGGTCAAAGTTCCAGCAATGAGCATGGTTATAGGGCAGGTCAAAATTCAGGTAAAAGCGTAAACTTGCACGTAGGAAACATTAGCAGTTCTAAACCTAGATTATTAAATTAATCTCCTTAAGTACGACAAGCAGAGCCTCCATGAGAATTGGGGGCTTTGTGCATTTTATATTACATCATTTTGTTTATAAATTAATAATAAATAAATAAGGAGTATATTATGCCTTACCATCATGGCGGATCTAAGAAAAAGAAAAAATCTAAGGGAATGAAAAAGAAAAAAGCGAAGAAGCTTGGAAAAAGAAGATAGGGGAATTACGCTAACAACCGAGTTAGTTGGTATAAAAAACTTAAAAACAACAGGCAATTACAGGCTTGAATTTGATGTATTTGAGATTGACACTCATAAGGTCAAAGATTTGATAGATAAATTAAATAAAGCTTTTGTAATGGCATTAGTTGATTATGACTGATAAACAAACACAGAGCAAACATAAACAACATAATGATACTGGAGGTTTTGCAAAAGGCAACACTTTGGGAAACAGGTGGAAAAAAGGTGAGTCTGGAAACCCAAATGGCAGAAAGAATGCTTATACCGATTTAATAAAAGATTTTAGTTTTGCTAAAAAAGGCGACAAAGAAAGAAGAGAGGTTGTTGTGTCAAAGTTATTTCAATTAGCAGAACGTGGAGATCTCAGAGCTATACAGTTTATTGTGGAAAGATTAGAAGGTAAAGCACTGGACAGGCAAGAAACAGTAACAAAATCAGAACCAATACAAGTAATGGTAATAGACGATGGCTAAAAAAAGAAAAACAATTTCTACCAGACTAGGTGCTTTGGCAAAAAAGCATAAAATATCTAAATCATCTTTGATGAAAGTATACAAAAGAGGTTTGGGTGCTGCAGTGAGCAGTGGAACCAGAAAAGGAATGACGCCTAGTAGCTGGGGGATAGCAAGAGTAAACTCCTTTATTAAAATAGTAAAAGGTCAAAAAAGAATTAAGCACGACCCAATATTAGTAAGGAAAGAAAGAAAAAGAAGAAGGAAAAAATGAAGGTCAAAGGCGTTAGTGTAGATGGCTTAAGCAAAAGGCAAGTAACTGCGATGAGAAGGCACGCAAGACACCACACAAGAAAACATTTAAGAGCCATGGTAACAGCAATGAGGAAAGGCAGAACATTTGTTCAGTCCCATAGAATAGCACAAAAAAAGGTGGGCAAATGAGGAGAAAGAAAAAAAGAAAGATGAACAGAAAAGTGGCTAAAGATAAAACTTATAAAACTGTGCCAAAAAAATACCTTACAGGAACCAAAGGGGCAAAAAGAAAGCAAAGGGCAAGAGATATTGCAAGAATGCAAAGAATATATAAGCAGGGTAAAAAAATTCCTAAATCTTTATATAACAGGGTGTTTGGTTGATTAATTGGAGTTTAAACAAAACTAGAAAAGATATATTAAATCACCCTGCAAGATTTAAAGTAATAGTTGCTGGTCGCAGATGGGGCAAAACAATATTAAGTTTAATGTATCTTTTAAAAGAGCCTTTTCAATTAGCTGAAAGAAGATGGTTTATAACCCCAACTTACAGACAAGGTAAAATGATTGTATTTCCTGTTTTAAGGCAAATGTTTGGAGCATTTAAAAACGCCAAGTTAAATGAATCTGAAATGAGCGTTATCTTCGAGAATGGTGCAGAATTAGCAGTCAAAGGTGCAGACAATGAACATAATTTAAGGGGTGTAGAGCTTACAAAAGTCGTAATGGATGAAATGGCATATATTAAACCACATGTGTGGGAAGAAATCGTTATGCCTATGCTTTCTACAACCAAGGGAGAATGTCTATTTATAGGGACACCTAGTGGTTATGATATGATGTATGAGCTTTATAGCAAAGGGCAATCAGAACAGAATTGGAAGTCATGGCAGTTTACTACACTGCAGGGAGGTTTTGTAAGCAAAGAAGAAGTTGAACTTGCTAAAAGGACTATGGATGAAACTGTATTTAAACAAGAATTTGAGGGTTCATTTGAAACAACTGGCAACAGGGCTGCATGGAACTTTGATAGAAACGTACATTGTGTTAAGGCAAAAGATATGTCTAATAAGTTATGGTGGGGCTGTGACTTCAATGTTGATTTTAATACAGCAGTTTTATGTACAGAATATACAGATGGCACTATACATTTTTATGAAGAAATAAGATTAAAAAATAGCAATACTGAAGAACTTGCTATGGCTATGAAAAGAATAGCACCAAATATTGAATGTTATCCTGACCCTGCTGGAAAGGCACGATCTACCACCAGCAGAAGAAGTGATCACCAAATATTAAGAGATCATGGGTTTATTATTCGCACTAAGAACAGGCATCCAAGCCATATAGACAGGCTAAATAGTTTAAATAGAAAGCTAAAAGATGCCGAGGGTAAAATAGGTATGACTGTAGACCCTAAATGCAAATTCTTAGTAAAAGATTTAGAGCAATGCCAAAGGGACAAAAAAGGCGGTCTTGCAAAAGACAATATGGAACTAACACATGCACTTGATGCTTGTAGTTATGGAATAGAATACAAGTTTCCAATCAGGCGTATGGTAGGAACAACACGTAAATGGTAAGAGGTCAACATGTTCAATTTTGGTAAAAGTGTAAATAGAATTTTAATCCCTGATCTTTCAGAGCAGGCTGTATTAAGTAGCGTAGTAGATGCAGGGCAAAATTACTTAGCTCAAAAAAATTACGATATGATGGAATCATTAGATTTTTATTATAATCAAAATTTAGATAAGCATATAGAACAGTGGTTTGCTAGTGAATCATTAAGCCAAGTTCCACCCTTTATTGGCTCTTGTGTACCTAGATTTGCAAAAGCAAGAATGATGATATATAAAGAGAATGCTAAAAGGTTAATTGCTGGAGAGGTCAATGATGACTACAATCAACTAACTTATAGAATAAACACAAAAACACGTGAATTTAGCGAGTTAGCGTGGTTATTAGGGTGTTGCTACATGAAGTCAATGTACAATGAAAGAAAGAATAGGCTTGAATATGAGATATTACCTAACGTTCAAGAGTACTATGTAAGAGGAGAAACAGAGCCATTTGCTTATAGCTATGAAATAGAAAACGTAGACCCCACTAAAAAAAGATTTGTGTTTTGGTCAGAAGAAAGAGATGGCGTACAAGGAATGCATTTTGAATATGATGAAAAAGGATACAGGTTTGCTGTAAAAGAAAACTCAGAAATGATAAATCCTTATGGTATCGTGCCAATATCTAAAGTAGCTTTTAGTAAGGCATCTTATGATGTCACAAGAGCAGGTCTACATATAGCAATAGCTATGACTGAGATAGCTTTATCAGTTAGATTTAGGTTAGGTCAGCCTGTATTTACAGGATTGGAAGAAGGTCAAAGCAAACTTTCTGCAGGGATAGATAATGCATATATTTTACCAGAGGGCGCAACTTTTAATTATGTAGCTCCCGGAGGTAGTTTAATTGAGCTTATAGAGGCAACAAAGTCTATGGCTAATCAAGTCGCAGAAAACAATCAATTGCGAATCAGGTGGGGTGAGTCAGGAGGCAATGCCCCTAGTGGCGAGGCTCTTAGAATAATGGAGATTGAAAATTTAGAGGCAAGGAAAAGTGATGAAGCTATATTCAGAGAGTTTGAGCATGATAGGTATGAAATAGATAGGCGTATTTTAGAGGTGCATAATATTTTGACTTTATCTGAAGAATATGCCGTAGACTTTGGCGAAGTAACTTTTCCAATGTCGCCTAAAGAAGAGCGTGAAATGTTATCATGGAAATTAGATAATAATATAATTAGCCAAAAAGATTTACTATTATATTATAATCCTGATATGAGCGAAGAAGAATTAGAAATGAAAATGTCAGGTATCATGCAAGAGAATCAAACAGTAGCGAACTCTCAGCAACCACAATCATCTTTCCAAAGAATATTAAATGGCGCAAGTCCAACCAGCAGTTAATTCATTTGTTAAAAATATAGAAAAGCTAGAAAGAAAATTTCAAGGAAGGCTAAGAACTGTTGTAAGGGGACTAAGTGCAATGTCTGATTCCCAACTCATTACAGCAGTAGGTCAGCTTAATCTTTTTAATGAAATAATCGAACAGGGATATGGTGATGCCCTAAACAATTTGGATGCTGAATATGAAAAGATACTTTCACAAGCTGTCGCAGAAGCTACCAAAAGAGGGCTTACCCCATTAGGTGGGGCTGGGTTGCAAGGCTTGGAAACATTAAGGGACTTGAATACGGCAGAACTTTTAGGCAGTGCAAGGGCTTATTCAAATAGATTAACTACATCAATATTTCAAAACCTTTATGCTGGAGTATCTATAAATGACACTATATCAGCACTTGAAGGAATACCCTTAGCAGATTATCAATTAAATACAGCTACCTATACAAGTATTAAAACATTTGATGACACAGCTAGATATAAAGTATTTGAAGGGCTTGATGTAAAGTGGACATACTTTGGTCCACTTGATTCAAAGACAAGGGAAAGCTGTAGAAATACAAAAGATTTTGAAAAAAGATTTCCAAAAGGACTATCTGAGCAACAAGTATTAGACTCAGAAACACCATTTGGGTTCAGGGGTGGTTTTAACTGCCGTCATAGTTGGGAAGTAAAGTAATGAAAGCAGATGATATAGCAAAACAAAAAGCAAAAGACTGGTTAATACTAGGTGGTAAGTTAGTTACTAGAATACTTGAAGATACTGATAAGGGTATAAGTCAAGATGGTGACGGATTTACAAAAGACTTTCCTCCATATTCCAAAAAAGGTGCAAACATAGGTTTTAGAAGAATTGGAAAAGGTGATAAAAGAAGAACTGTGTTTATAGATAGTTATTTAAATAAGAAAAAAGAAGGAAGGGCTACACCAAAAGGTGTACAAGCTAACAAACAGGTGTCCCCTCCTAATCTAAGGCTTACAGGGGTAATGCTTAATTCATTAAAGGCACAAAGAGCAACCTCTAATAGTGTAGAATTAAATTATAGGGATGGATTAAAGTTTGAGGGTAATGCCAAAAATGGTAGAAATGTTTATGGTCTAAATGATAAAAACGAGGCTTTTGTAAAAGAATATTTTGAAAATATTATTGATAACAGAATAGTTAAATTCAGCAAAAAAGATATAATAATTGATTTAAATGTATAAGAAAGTTTTAGAAAAAACTAACATAATTGTAAATTTAATTAACAAAAGAGGAAGGCAGAATGTCTGAAACTACAACAGAACAAGCACAAGAACCTGTGCAAGAGGTGGCTCCTGAAAGCCAAGTAGAAACAACAACTAACCCTGAAGTTGGTAGTTTAATTGCAGAAAGCAAAAAGTATAGAAATAGGGCGCAGGAAATCGAATCTAAATATGCTGAATTGAAGGCTCAAGTTGAAAAAGATAAAGAAGCTAAGATGATAAAGCAGAATGAATGGAAAGAACTATCTACAAAATATAAATCTCAAATAGATAGTATTATGCCTGAATATGAAAGATTAAAAGCTATGGAAAATTCAAAAAGAGAATCTTTACTAGATACATTAGATGACGATTTAAGAGATAAATTAAAAGATGCAGATATTTCAGTAATTGAAACTGTATCTAATAAATTAAAAACAGAAAAGCAAGATGTCCCTAGTACAAGCAACACCCCTTCCGCACCAAATAACCCTTCTAGTAAAAGCTGGGTAGATTTGTCCAACGAAGAAAGAAGAGCAAACTGGGGAAAGATTTTGCAGAGTTATGTTAAAAGGTAAATAGAAAATGGCAAAGATGTATCAAGGAAATGCCACTACTAAATCTACCGATCAGCATTTTATTCCTGAAATCTGGGGAGAAGGCATATATAAATACTTCGACCGCAGTACAGTTTTTAGAGGATTAATTGATGATTATTCAGCAGTATTTTCTGGTGCTGGATTTGGTGATGTATTGCATATTCCTGAAATTAGTTTAATTAGTGCTTCAGATAAAGATGCTGGCAGTGATGTAGAATATGATGCAACCGCAACAACTGAAACACAGCTAACAGTAAACAAGCACAAGTATGTCGCTAAATTATTTGAAGATGTGTTAGAAATTCAAAGCAATGCAGATATGGTTGAGCGTTACTCTAGAATGATGGGTGAAGCTCTTGCAAGACAAGTAGATTCAGACATTTATGCAGAATTATCAAATTTAGAATTAAGTTTAAACTTATCTGATGATGATACTTTGACTGCAGCTAAGTTTGAAGAAGCTTTAGCAACTTTAGGTGATGCTGGTATTCCTTACATGGATGGTGAAGTAGCTATGGTTGTTAATCCTAAGTTGTTTGCTGATATTTTAAACCCAAGTGCTGGAATAGCTCAATTCTTTATTAGAAATGATGCAGTTGGTGAAGGTAATAGAGGTTTGAGATCAGGAATGGTTGGATCACTTTATGGAATGGATGTATATATGTCCAATACAGTATCAAGTGGTGGTAATGCAAATACTATTTCTGGAGTTATCTTTCATAAAACTGCTTGTGCGTTTGCTGCACAACAGGAAGTTAGAGTTCAGTCAGAATATTCTATTGATGCTTTAGGTACTAAAGTGGTCGCAGACTTGCTTTATGGTGTCAAAAGAATTGATGATACTGATAACAAGAAAGGTATTAAAATCCGTAATAAGGATTAATAATACATAAATAGATAGGGGTGAGGTTTTCTTGCCCCTATTCTAAAAGGTTTAATATGGAATATTGGCATAGAAAATTAGATAATAAACTTGAAAGACTTGAAAAAGAACAATTACAAAAACACCCTGAATTATTAGGTTTTTTAGAAAGTAAAGGTTATGTAAGGGTAAACAGTGAAACTGACCTTACAGCCTATAAAAAACCGGTTAAAAGGGCATCAGTAAAAAAAGCAGTAAAGAAAGTAGCTAAGAAAGTTACAAAAAAGAAAAAATAAATAGATAAAGCACGATCCATTCACGCTTTGTCATGGCTTAGGAAGGAAGTAAAATGGCAGACTTACACACTTATTCTGTACAAGAATCATTAAATACAACTGTTGGAGGTACTTGGACTGTAGCCACAGTAGGGACAGCAGGAAGTTCAGCAGATGTTAACAATACAACTCACAAATTATTAGCAAGTAACTCAGGAACCATTGGAGTTCATTCAGCAGTAGAAATACATTTTAATTTCACAACTTCTGAAACAAATGTAAATGCCAGTAATGATATGATATTGCCAAAAAACACATTAACATTTTTAACTGTTCCAAGAGGGTTAGGCAATACAATTTATTTCAATTATAATTCAACCAGTACTACTACTGGTGCTGTTAGAATAGTAGAGGTTTAAATGCAAAGCACAATGATAAAAGCCATAGTTGAGGACTTTGGTAATGGTGGTACAATAGATGGTGATTTAGTAGTATCTGGAGACTTACAAGTATCTGGTGGTGGTTCACTTAGCTTTGATGAGATAGTACAAGGCACGCAAGTAATAGATGTAACCAATACAGAAGCATTGCTGGTTAGAAAAGATGGTGACTCTGGTGATGTATTTATAGTAGATACACAAAATTCTAGGGTTGGTATTGGGGTAACACCTACTTCAGTTTTACATCTCAAACAAGCTAATGATGGAGCTACTACAGAAATAGCAATAGATAACAGTGC